CCAGCGGCCTTAGTGGACTTTAAGGCACAACCAGCAACCATCTCAACTTCGCCCTTCTTCACAGCACCAGCAGTAGAGAAGTCGGGGAGCCAAGTCTTGACAGGGGGTTGACCAGCCATAGAAATAGCGTGGAAACCATCAAGCCCAAACTTCACAGCGTAGATAGCGGTAGTACCAGCAGAACCATCAACACCAATGATAGGCAGATTGGAACCGGGCTTGGCACCAATATCCACGAAAGGAATAGAGCCGTAATACTCAACCTTCTGACCGAAGTTGTTCATAGTGGCTTGATACATACCCATGCGCCGAGCAATAGCACGGAACTTAGCCGCCATCTTGGAGTTACACAGGATAGCATCAGTACCTTCCATAGTCCCAAGCCACTCATCCAGAGCGTCCACAAAAGCTACAGCGTTAGCGGTAACATTAGCGGAGGTAGACAGGTCAATAGCAGTAATGGGGTTGTACTCAGTATCAGTACCAGTTACAGCAACATCCAGACCATCAAACACCAGAGGATTGGTAGCGGAATCACCGTTGATGATAGTATCAGAGAACAGAGCAGAAGCTGCCTTAACTTTCTGAGAAGCCTGGAGAGCTACTTCATCAGCGATACCGCCCATACCAGCAATAATACGGTCAACCTCATATGCTCCACCGAATACTTTGAGGTCTGTGGTGTATCTCTGCTTCTGAACTTCGTGAGATGTGTACTCACTGTTTACTGCACGAAAATCAGCTGTGGGCTGAGTAATAAGTCTCGTGTAACCATAGGTAAGTGTTGCTCCACCGCCTACAGGAGACACGCAATCGTGGAAGGGAATGTTATTAAGAATAAAAGAACTTTTTGCAAATTCGTCAATAATACCGATTTGAAGATCATCGGTGACATTCAGTTTAGCTTGGGCTAAAGTAACAGCCATAGTTAAAAATCTCCTTTATTATTTATTTGGGGTTAATGCCTTTGCAACTGCTTCGGCAAAAGTCTTAGCAGTTGGAGGATTGTTACCACCGTTAGCGGGTGGATTATTTGGTTGAGTTCCAGAGGGGGGAGCGACTTGCGCTTCACCAAACAGGAACGATGTGTCTTCACCACTCTTGAGAGTTTCTAACTGTTCAGTTAAGCCTTTCAGTTCGTCATTCTCAAAAGTAATCTTTGTCATATCCAGTTGTGCCACGACTGCCTTAATGTTTTTAGCTTTAGCATCACGGACACCACTTTCAATGGCGTGAGCCTTTTTGATTTCAGTAACTTTAGTGTTCAGTTCATTAGTTAAGTTGGTTTTATCGGTCTTTAATTGAGCAATCTCGTTGTTTAAAACTTCGACATCACCAACTTGACCCTTTAAGGTCTCAATCTCGTTATCCTTGATAGTAATTTGACCTTCTAACTCAGTGACCTTATTCTTATAAGTTTCTAACTCACCTTTCGCTCTACCAATGTCAGCGGAGTTTTCGTCTAGAATCTTATCAATGATATCCTTGTCCTCAACACCTAAGTTTTTCAAAAAATCTCTTTTCATATTTTCTCCTTCGCTTTTTATCGTGGTTGCTCCACAGGATTACAGTTTTGCGTCATGCTGGACATTAAAAGTAAGTGTACCCCACTCGCTTAGAATTACCATCGAATGTAATACACTGAAACTGGCCTATATGATTAGGCATATATTTACCACGGATAGCATAGCTTCCGTAGCGCTGAAAAGGCATGACTACAATGTGTTGATAGCCGACCGTTTTCACTTTGTTATGTGTTAAATCCATTCGGATTTTACCAAGCGGCTGGTGTGTTCCAAGGTGAGTGTGACCACTAATAAAGCAGTCGCAACCATCTACAGCGTAAGTCCATTGTTCGTCTTTGTTCTTAGCTTTACCATGCGTTAGCACCACACCGTATGTATTTGGATTCTTACCTTGTTTCCCAACAGTTAACTTAATGAAACAAACATTCTCTCTGTATCTGTCCTCGATACGCATACGGCAGAAAACATCGTAGAGCGGATTCATACCAACCTCTTTAACTGCCCGGTATTCGTGATTACCAGAGCACCCACCAATGATTTTATCCGCAATCGGATTTAACAACTCAAAGCAAACTTCCTTTTGAGCCATCGGTGAGAGAGTTTCTTCATAAACATTGGACTTGGAATTTTTCAATCCCATATTCATCATATCTCCAATGATCACGGCAACACCGTGCGGGTCATTCTTAATTGTGTCAACCCACTTTTTTAACAAGTCCAAATCGCACTCTTTTGAACCAATATGAACATCACCCAATGGGTAAACATTCAACTTTTCAAAAGTATCAAACTTAGACTCTATTAACTGAAAATCATCTATCACATTAATACCTCCCAATATAATGTGTAAAAAGAACTGGACTGAGCGGGGAGGAAGCCCAGCCCAGTCCTATATAGGAAAAGGGAAACCCTTAATCCATAATTGGAACTTCCCAGCATCGACAATGAGCGTGAATTGGGCTAGCGGTTACGCCAACTTCATACGCTGTCATAGGGAAGATTAAACCATGAAGTGAGCCACAATGTTCACAAGTGCGCTCATCTTCACGAGCAAAAAACCTATATTTCTTAATGTTGAGTTTTTTAAATATTTGTTTACGAGCAAGTGAACCAATGGCAGTAGATTCAGTAACGTACAGTCGCCATAAAATTTTCTCCATGCTAATGTATCGTTTATCCAGGTCTTTTAACACTTCGATAATCGACTTACGTTTCAAGAACGATGTTTTTAAATCGTTACAAATAACGCTTGCCCATCGGTCTTGATATGCTAAAAGGCGTTGTTCCCAGTTCAGATCATCTACTCCCCAAGCTAAATCGAGTATTTCATCAATATCTATTTCACCGTCAAGCATATCGAAGAAATCTAATTCCATCGAAACAACTTCTCGCAAATGAGTTCTAAACTCATTTCTTAATTTAACAAAAGCAGCATCAAACGTATCTCCGATAGTTGAAAATAGCACTGTTAAACGTTTTCTATGATCTTTATCGTTAACCCATTTACGAACATTTTGATAAGTAACCACTCCGTCTTTACCATATTTCTGGTAGAAAGTTCGAATTACTTTTTCAATTTCGTCATGAGATAATCCTAGACTCAATAGACTAAGCGCAAGTGCTTCTTCTGTAGTGGAGTATTCGTCTTGTTCTAGCTGGTCGAACTGTTCATCGGTATACATTACGCATTACCGCCAGTCTTTGCAGTTCTCGGCTTGGGGTTGTTTTTGGCTTGTATTTTCATTGTGGCATCCATTTCTTCCAACTCAGCTGCTTTATCTTCCTCGATCTGCTTTAACTCATGCTCCACATCAGTAATCCATGGGTGACGAGCAAGAATAGTACGATTGGAAATAATGCCAACAGACTTAACGCAGTTGTCAATCTTAGCGTCCTCGTTAATGAAAATGTCACGATTGAAAACAAACTCCACATCTTCCTCGGAGTAATCTTCATGCCCAGTGTGAATTAAATATTGGTCGATGAACCACTTCAATTCTTCAAAGCCAGCTTGGAACTCAGTTTCCATTGCGTTAACATCCAAATCAATATCGGTATACATAGACTCAATGTTCATTTGGTTGGGGTCGCCATCCATGCGTTCCTCCTTCGCATCGAAACCTCTACCATTTTCAACAATGGCTCGTTTCAGTTGCATCAGGATAGCTTGATAGTTTTGAGCGTTGACTTCAACTTTAAGAGTATCCACGCCACCTTGTACACCATCCACAGTAGTAACTTTGATAACACCATAGGTCGCAAGATTCTGTCTAAACTCTGGAATGTTAGTGCCATCGTAGTTCTTTAAGACTAAGATCGTAGTGCGGGGGTCTTCTTCCATGTTATTTTGAAAATCGCTTAACACCAGATTTAGAGCATCTTGCAAAGTCTTAACATTACGAATCAGCGGTGTTTCATTAGAATTATACTTAAACGGAATGATGGGTAATCTCGTCCAGTTATAACCCATGTTATTAACATATAAGTAATCGCTATGCGGATTATCCTCTGGAATCAGAGAACCACCTTGATAGCGGAAATGAGTAATGCCGTGAGTGGTGAACAGATCAATGTGGTAAATCAGCGTAACTCCACCATTGTCGTTAAACACTTCTTCTGGATAATAGCGCATAGCAGCTTCTAACTCAGTGTGGGCTTTATCCTTCCAAATCGGGCAAATCTCGTAAGCCGGGAAAACAGCAATCTTGAAGTTACTATTCTCATCATAGTAGGGATATAACCAACCAACGCCACCATCCACGGCGTATTGAGCGAGCATCCGCAGTTTGCGGTGAACTGTCTTAGTAAAGACCTTTCCAAGTTGCTTTAAATATTCGTCCTTGGCGGTAGCAATCGTCAACGGCTTACCAAGAACATAATTTGTCTTCTGGTCAACCAGTTTCTTATACTGGTTATCGACTAACCTATTATTAGGTAAGTTTTGTACCGGGCTAAGACCACCCTCGGCGTTCATTACCATTCGCTGACGCTCTAAAATATCGTGCTTACCATTGTAGTAATTTTCGGCAAGCAGTTGTTCTTGTCGTAAGGGACTATCCAACCACTTACGAAGAACTAATTCCAAATATTTAATATCAGGGTTGGAGTTAGAATTGGGCGGCTTTGGTAAATCTGGTTGTTTGAACTTATCGAATAATCCCAATCTTCATCCTCCTTTCTCAGTTAAAACTAAATAAAGCACCACGACCAACCTTGTCGTAAATGCCAGCCAAACAGTCCTCGGCATCGTCATGAGCCATCTTACCTTCTTTTTGGTAGGACATAACATCGCCGTAGAACTCACTATAATTAACTTCCCAACCAATAGGGAACTTGATATTATTTTGACACCAAGTCGCTGAACTCAAAATACGAGCTTTCTTATTACGAGTTTGAGTGAATAAATCAATATACGTTTTATACCAATGGTGTTTTTCTCGCAAAATGCGTTCTACGCTTCTACCGAAACCTCTACCACCGCTATTGGACTCGACATAAGCTTTATTAACTCGATGTTCACAAAGTCTTTTAGCGACTTCTCCCTCAGTGATTTCCATGCCCTCTTTAGTAAAGTAGACATCCAGAACATAACACTGTCCACGATAAAGCGCATATATAATGCAGCACAAATAGTCGTCACCTTGGTCTGCGGTGTCAACATAAGCACAGACTTCTTCAATGACGGTTTGACCTTTATCATCAGTGGGTAACGCTTTGTACGTTTGAAATCCAAGATTGTATAGTCTACCAACAAGGTCAATGGGATTCTGATTGTAGTTAGCTTCAACAATTTCCCTCCCCATTGTCTTGACTATTAGATCATAAGCTTGTTTATCCAACACGCCATCACAAAGCATTGTACCATCGTCTTGTAATGCCTTTTTCATAATGACTTTGCACGGCATACCAATACTCTTGTAGTGATCAATAGCTCGTCCACTCAAATCCTTGGTATTCCAACGAGTTGCGATAATTACCAATTTTCCGTTTTTTTCTAATCTGGAAAGCATAGTGTTGGTAAACCAAGTCCAATGATTTTCCAACACAGTTTCGTTCATGGCTTCGTCAGCGTTCTTAACAATATCGTCCAGAATCATAACGGTCGCACCGAAACCAGTAACAGTACCGCCCGGAGAAGTAGCGAGGTATGATATATGTTGCCCTTCCAATGTCCAAAGGTTAGCTGCGGAGCTACCTTTTTTCATGCGGGTATTCGGGAATATATCAGAGTAAACAATTCGATCTCGAATAGCCTTACGTTCTTGAATCGCATTACGAACACCACGAGAGAAAGTTGTAGAAAGTTGTTCGTTGTACGAGCCAGTGATAATTTTTTCAGCTGGGTTCTTACCAAATATCCATTGGGCGAATAATCCAGCGGTACGACTCTTACCGTGTCGAGGTGGCATATTGATTATAAGCACCCGCTGATCGGATTCGTAAAACTCTTGGAGAGCGTAACAGAACTCTTTCAAGTAGTCTCTTCCGTCCATGTAGAAGTCAGGAGCGAGTGCCTTACAGAACTCCCAAAAGTCTCGGCGGCAGAGCTCCAGCTTGGCTTGATATCGTATCTCGTGATACTGTTTTTCGGTAATACCAACTTGTTCCCAAATTGGGATTTCATGTTCTTTCTTCGCTATTTCTACCACCTCCCCTGTGGCATTCCAAATCGTGGTTGCAAAGTTGGGAGTCGAACCCAATCCCCAAGGCTTATGAGACCTGTGACTTAACCGCTTGTCCTCTTTGCAATATTAAAAGACCCGCCGTGGTACGCATTGTTAATAGGCGTGGTGGGTTCTGTTGAAGTAGTTACGCCCCAAGTCGGGCTGTTAAGAATTAAGTTACTTAGCACTTGGCACTTGGTATTTGGTTAACTACTCAGTTAACTACTCAGTTAACTACTCGGATTATCTACGCTATTATGATATAAGTTGAAATGGAGTAAAAATTTTTCTGAGTATGGGTCCCTTCCCGGCAGCTCGTTTTTTCTGCCCCTCCAGGCCTATTTGATCTTTACATATATTCTAAACAAGAAAGCGGAAAAGCCTTATATATCAGGCATTCCCGCTATTTTTGTAACCTTTTTGTATCCTGTTTAGGTTTTGTTTCTGTTTTATTTTTTGTTTTATTTTCTTTATCTTATCAATTATACAAAATACATATTTTGTATAATTCAATATAATACAGTGGTATTTTGCACGTATAAGCCCAATACAGGGCGAAAAGCATTATATACTGTATTTATACCCGGAAAAGATAAAAAGCCGAAATAGAGCCGTTACAAGCCATTTAAAAGCTATTCCAAGTTAATTGGCAAGTTTACGTAATATATTTAAGTCTAAATTGTTTACATTGCTTTCTTGCTTTTCTTCTGTCTCAGTCTCTTTATACAATGCGTATATCTTATTTAATTGTTCATTCCAACGTATTAACGATTGTTCATCTTCTTTTTGTTCGCATATCGCTATACGCTTTTTAATAAACTCTATTTGTTCTTGTCTTGCGTTTTGTGCTTTAGCTTGTGCAGCTTCTTCAAGGGGTTTTCTTAGTGCCTTTATTTTCTCTTGAATATCCGCTTTATTTAATAGCCGGGTAGCTTCAACCCATGCTGTATTATCGTTGCATTTGGTATTATAAGCGGACATATAAGCGTCTTTCGTTGTCATTCCGCTAACTACATTTCTACAAAACTTTTCTTGTTTTTCCGTTAATGCCAATACATCCACCTTCTTTCTATACAAAATAAAAAAGAGATAGATTTTATCTATCTCCAAATAGTTATAAATATCGCTAATTTACTATCTTTTATTAGCCATTTATATTATATCCAAAAAATCTAAAAATCCTATAATCAATTTATAAGCGGGTTTTAAAGCAGTAGACAAAAAGAAAAGCGGGATTATTCTAACTTTTCCCGCTTTTCAATAGTCTTGTTTAACTTTTCCAAAGTTAATAATTGTTTTGATAGAATGGCAGCACGCTTTTTATCATCCGTTTCCCTTATAAATTCCATGTCTAACAGTTTAATAAGTTGCGTGTATCCGTCTATTTGTCTATCATAGTTTTCTAAGCGTTCAGCATGGATTATATCGGCGTTTTCGTCCTCCAGGTATTCAACCATTGCCGGCGGTTTATTGGCGTTTATATCGCCTATAATCGCTCGTATAAAGCCAATTACAAACGATATAAGAAAGATACTACCAATTAAATAAATCATCCGAAATATTCTACCCAACCTTTAGAAGTAAAGTCGCCGTTATTCTCGAATCTTACATCACGCCCAAACGCTTCATAGTCGATATAATTTGCTAATCCTCCAAACTCCCTAGTATCATAACAACCGCTTTCCATGATATAGTAATATCCAAGTGCATAATCGTTATCAATATCACTATATAACATATAATCATCCGGGCTATTCTCTACTACTTCGCTAACGTTCCAAATCTCGCAAGCTGCTAAAAACTTGTCTTCTTCATCCTCCCAATATTCCAGATTTTCCGCTAATTCATTAACTTTATCAATGTTTTCGTATTCTCCAAAATCAGTATCGAAATCAGTTTCCCAATCTGTAAAGAAATATTCCTCGTATCCAGTGTTTACAATTTCGCCGTCCTCGTCTTCGTAATTCATGCCGATCTCTTTAAAAACCTCATTCAATTCGTCTTCATCAATAGGAAACTTAATCCACTTTCCAACCAAAACGCCCTCGTTATATTTTCCCAAATTAGTAATATAGCCTTTAATAGTCAACATAGTATAAAACCTCTTTTCTATTATTTTTGTTTCCTAACAAGATACAAATTGTTTACAGTTCGCCCAATTCAACTAAACGGTTATATTCTTCGATCTCCCATTCGTCCGGGTTATGTGCGTAAAGTTTAACCGTTTTGCCGTCTTCCAGGTCGTTTAAAACTCGATACGGAATTGAAACAATCATACCATTGTAATA